CCAAAGTGCGGGCACGCCAAGGCCAAAGTCCTCTGGGCCTGCGGCGATGATGCCATCGACATGGCCGCGAATGCGCCCACCGGCGATAGAAAAGCCAAACTGGCCGCCGTCAGGGCGATTGCCCTTGTGGGTGTAGAGATCGAACCCCGCGCCGCGCAGCCAGCGGATGGCGAGATCTTCCAGCTCGTGCCCGATGGCGAAGATGCGCAGCAGCTGGCCGGAGAAGTCCTGCCCCTCATCCTTGGGCGCGTGTGTGAACTCAAACTGCAAGGCGCGTTCGCAGGCGTGGCCAAGCCGCGAGCCGCCGAGGTAATCACGGGGCGTCCTTGCCGCATTCTCGGACGTCAGGGCCGCATCAATGGTCTCGTTGACGCGTTCAGAGAAGCTGGGTTTGTGGTTGAAATCGAGGGTCAAAACGGCACCTCCGACTGGCAGGCGATCTCGAACATCTCGGTGCGGAAGGCCTCGACGGTGATCACGATCAGCCGGTGCATATCGTGGTGGCTCAACTGCCCCAGCGGGCGGTCCCAGCCGATTCGTTCCATTTCCAGGGCGAGCGCGCGCATCACGGCAGGCAGCGCCTGAGTTTCATTTTCGGTAAAATCGACCATGCTTAGTCCTCTTTTCGCTTTCATGGTGAAGGCTGCCTGGCACTGCATGGAGCAGAACCAGCGGTATGTGCGCTTGCCGCGCGGCTGGTGCGGATCGAACCAACCAAAGCCGCGGGTGCGAGATGTGCAGACGGCGCAGAGCGTGCCGCGCGGATGCCAGAGGCGATCAAAGCCAGGGCGATCCGCAGCCTCTGTGGGCGGGGATGCGATTTGCGCGACATGGCTCATGCGGCCTCCCGCGCAGTCGGGGCCGCGCTGGTGATCAACCCGCGAATGGCGCGCTTGTTGAACCCGAAGGTCATCAGCGCCGAGGCCTTGTAGCGGGTGAGGCCATAATCGCTGCGTGCGGCAGGTGAGAGATATTGCAGCTGCTTTTCCGTGGCGGGCTGGTTCAGCCAAGCGCGCGTCTTGAAGGCGCTTTCGTCAGTCTCGTGGTCGTTCAGCCAGTCATCGGCCTGCGCGAGACAGACGCTGCGCTCACCGATCCCCAGCAGCTGTGGCTGCACAGCGCGTGCGCCGCCAATGCTGTACCAGAGGCCATCGAGCCAGAAGACGCCGCCCCAGGCCGAAAAGCCCGTCGCCAGAAGCGCATCCTCGGTGTCGAAGAGATCGACCCATTCGAAACTTGAGCGTTTCAGCAGATCAATCTCAGTCATCATGAAGCCGGAGAGCGCCCCACCCAGGGCTCCATCACGGGTTTCATCCTCGTCCTCGACCAAGAGCTCGCCGCAGATCGGGCATTCGCGCGAGGCCAAGGGTATGTCTGCCTGACAGGACGGGCAGGTTTTCGACGGGGCCTCACCGCTGGTGGTTTTGCCCTCAAGATCGACGTCCTGCTCCAGCGTGCCGTGGGTCAGGCTCGAGGTGCCAAAATCCAGCACGACGCAGTCAGTCTTGACCATGCCCGGGTGCTCGGCGGGATCCACGGTGCGCAGTCCGCGCCCGACCATCTGGATCATAGTTGATTTGTAAGAACTGGGCCGCAGCAGCACGACGCAGGACGTGGGCGGGTGGTCCCATCCTTCCGTGAGCACAGCCACGTTGGTGATCACGCGGATTTCGCCCTTGGCAAAGGCCGCCAGGATATTGCGGCGCTCTTCGCCGGGCAGATCGCCATGGATCAGACCGGTCGGAATGCCAACGGCGTTGAAGGCCTCGGCGACATGCGCGGCATGGGCCACGGTCGAACAGAACACGACCGTGGGCCGATCGGCAGCCTTTTCTTGCCAATGGCGGATCACCTCCTCGGTGATCGGCGCGCGGTCCATTATCTCGGCCACCTCAGACATGTCAAAGTCCGACACGGTCTTGCGCACCGCCCTGAGCTTCTCCTGCACGCCGACGTCGATCACGAAGGTCCTTGGCGGGACCAAGTGACCGGACGCGATCAATTCGCCCAAGCGCACCTGATCGGCAACATTGTCAAAGACCGCGCGCAGCCCCTTTTTGTCACCGCGATTGGGCGTGGCGGTCACCCCGAAGATCCGGGCATCAGGGTTGGCATTGCGAACATGGTCGATGATGCGGCGGTAGCTTGCCGCCACCGCATGATGCGCCTCGTCGATGACCAAGAGATCAAGCTGCGGCATGGCCGCAAGATTGCCGATCCGGGCCAGCGTCGGCACCATGGCGAAGGTCACCTGGCCGTCCCAGGATTTGCTGGTGGCATCCACCACCGAGGTGGTGATGACGGGATTGACCCGGCCGAACTTCTCGCGGTTCTGCGCGGTCAACTCGTCTCGATGCGCCAGCACGCAGGCCTTGGCAGCGCTATCACCGATCCGTTGCCCTACAACGGCAGACAAAGCCAGAGTTTTGCCGAATCCAGTGCTGGCCACGCTCAGCGTGTTGTCGCGGGTGCCGAGCGCAGACAGGCTGCGCTCGACGAAGAGTTTCTGGCGGGGACGCAATCGCATGGCTCTGGCCCCTCACTCAGCCCAGCTCGGACGGCCCGAGAAGCCTGGTGCGGCGGGCGCTTGCTGCGCGGGCGTCTGCTGCGACTGCGGGGCGGGATAACCCTGCGCAGGCGCAGATGTGGCCGGTGCCTGATACCCATGTGCAGGTGCCGAGGGAGCGACCGGTGCCTGATATTGTGGCCCGGATGCGGGGAGCTGCATCTGCGGTGCCATGCCAAGTGCCGCGACATGGCCCATCACCTGCGGGTAGTCGCGGTGATCGGGCATGACCGCGCTCTTGATCTCGTTCTTGTCCTCGCCGTTGGTGTCCTGTCCAACGTCGATCCGGGCGATAAATTCCAGACCATCAAGGTCAGCAAACCCGTTGATCCGGCGCCGGGCCTGGGCCTCGGGAGAGTTGTCCTTATCCGAGATGCCACGCGACGAATTGAGAATGCCCCGCACAAGGCTGCGGCCCATATTGGCCCAGTTTGGACCATTGGGGCTGTAGAGCCCGATCAGCGACCAGATCTTGCGCTTGGCATAAGGTCCTTCGAGCACCGTGTATTCGGCATCAAGATAGACAGATCCTGTGCTGCCCCGTTTGGCATAACCGCCGGTCCAACCTTGGGTGGGATCATCAAACCCGCCGGGGCGCAGCGTCAGGCGGACCTTGGCCAGCGTGCCCTTGGGGATGACATTGCTGTTTGATTGGGCGTCGTTGAAATCGTTCCAGAGAGACATGGGTCAAGTCCTTTCAGTTGGGGGTGTCATTGGAGGGGGTGGTGGCCTGCGCCGCTGGCGGTGTCGGCAGCTGCGGGGCCTCAAAGGTCAGGCGACGGTCTGCGGGGATGAGCGGGCCCCGGACCTTGTCCATCAGCCTTCCAAGATGCGGCGGTTCGACCATGTCGAGACGCCCGGACCGATCCTTGGCCGGGAAACCCCAAGGATTGAGCGTGTGACAGACAAACCCGCGCTGAGGCGCTCCATCCTCGCCTGCAATATCGGTCATGGTGATGACCTGATCGACGATCCCGGGCAGCTCCAACCCGGTCTTGGAGCCGTCGATCTGCGGCGAGAACACCTTGCGATTGAAGTCATCAAGCTTCTGATCGAGGATGCCGACAAACCAGATGTTTTTGCCGCGAGTGTGCTGAAGATGCGTGAGCCACGCGATCATCTCGCGCCCGTGCAGGCCGTAGGCACCGCGCACATCCGGCTTGCCGGTCTTCTCGGACAGCGCCTCGGGCTGACCCTTGCACCAGCCAAAGCAGAGCCGCCCTGCCACGGTTATCGAGTCGATGAACACCGTGTCGTATTTGGCCAGCATCGCCGGGTCGCCGTATTTGGCGCAGACCGCCTCAAAGTGCGGCTGACTGTAGGGCTGGTCCGCGCGCAGTGCCGGGTTGGGTCCGCCGATGAACACCGCAAAATCCCGGCATTCCGTCCAGGTCCGCGGGCGGATGGCGTCGATGGCCAGCCCCTCGATCGCGAGATCTCCGGCCTCGAGGTCAAAAAACAGCGTGGTCGAGTTCAACAGCGTCCAAAGCAGACTGGTTTTGCCGATGCCCGAGGGCCCGAAGATGACGCCTTTGATACCGCGCGGCTCAGCCATGCGCTGGTCGGCGGTGATAATGGGAAGCGCGCCGGTCATGACAGCACCTCGCCGTTCATATCAGCGGCACTCGCATCACCAGTCACGGCAATGTAAAGCACATCGAGCCGGTCGGCCTCGGCGAGGCATTCACGACCCTTACGCCGCATGAAGCGTCGAGCATCGTTCAGCAGCTCCGGGTCTTCGATAAGGTCCGGGACCGCGACATATTCCTCGGCGCTTTCAACGAAGTAGGATTTCGAGCGCAGGTCACTGACAAGCGGCGCAAACGCGTCGCATCGGTTGGCGAAATCCGTCTGGTTCAAAACGTCATGACGGTTTCGCAGGATCCGTTTCACTTCGGAAATGATCCCGGTGCGCAGCATGCGCATCGCGCCTTCCGCCCGTGCCTGCGAACAGGTCAACGGGAACGCCGCGCCCATGATATCGTCGGCTATTTTTGGGGCATTGTTGCCAAGCTGGGATGCCACCTCCCAGACACGTTCGCCAAAGGCCGCTGACTGACTGTCAAGCATCGAACCACTCCTTGATTTTGGTGAAAGCTTTCGCCCCCGCAGCGATGGCGGCGGCGTCGAGATGGTGAAACTGGCTGTCGCTGGCCTCGTGCAAACCGTCCCGAGCCAACTCGAGATTGTCGTCCGAGGCCCATTCAGCGAAGGCGCGGAACGTGCCGGTGACATGCTGCCAGGCGGCCTGTTGTGGCGTCGGCGGGACATAAAGCGGGTTCCGACGACTGGGTTTGCGCTGAGGGCGCATGCCTCGCACGGCGGCATCGACCACCATCTTGCGCAGCGCTGCCCGGTTCGGTTCTTCGCCGCGCTCAAGCTTTTCGTCGAGGGTGCGACGGATGATGCCGGGATCAGCTGCTTCGGCATCGCGGATTTGGCGCGCCTCGTGGATCTGGTCACGACGCAGGCCGAGATCGGCAGCTGTTGCAGGACGAACATCGTTGGCACATCCAACGATGTCGGTGCGCACCGAACCGGTCGCCACCTCGCCACGTACCTGTGCCGCGTCATATTCATCGGCGAGCCGGCGCTTTGCGGCAGCTTCGATCTCCAGCGCATTCGCCTGTGCGCGGTGCGCAGCACCGATCAGCACATCATGCGCATCCTTGGCACGCTGTATCCGCGCGGTGCGCTTAGCGACGTCATAGGCGAGGCCCGCCATCTCGCGCGCATCAAGAATCTCGGCCGAACTGCGCGCATTCGCGAGAATGCTAGCGGCACGGTCGACCAGCGCACGGAGGTCAGGTGCCCCAACTATCGCACGGGAAACAGCTGTCATTGCGCGGCCTCATTCGGCTCAAGCGTGACCTTCAGCGCACCGGTCTTTACCGTACGGGCGGGCTCGAACCCCTTGCGCCAAGCCTCAGGAAGCGCTCCGTATTTGCGCTCCGAGACGGCCAGCTTGGTGTCGATGAACTCGGCCGGGTCTTCGCCACTATCGGCGATGTTGATTGCAATCTGCGCCAGCTTCTCCTGGTCCCAATCGATACGTTTGGGTAGATCGGCCACGACGGTGTAATCGCCATCCGCGAGGCGCACGGTGCCGGTATCCTTGCCGCAGGCCCGGCGCGCCTCAGCGGCGCGGGTGGCGTATCGCACGTCGAGCGCAGTGCTGAACCGCGCGGTGGCGGATTTCAGCTGCTTGGCGGCATTGGCCAGTTCGGCCTGCAGGCTGGCGAGCAGTTCCACCGGCATCTGCGCCAGATCGCCGGTCGGCATATTGAGCATGTCATTCACGTTTGGGGTGTTTTCTGGATAAGTCATGGGGGTTCCTTTCTGGGTGGAGGGATCAGGCGGCCACGGCGAGCTGCTTCACAGCGGCAGTTCGAACAGCGACCTTTTGCGGGCGGGCGATGGCGAGATAGGCAAACCGATCTGACCCAAGGCGTTCCTGCACGAGGTGGATGCGGCCAAGTTCGGAAAGCCGGTACGCTGCGTTGGCGGTGGCGCGCAGATCTTCAAGCGCGGGTTTTCCAAGCATCGAGACATTGGGTGTCGTGTCGACCACTAGAAAGCCGCGGTGATAAACGAGACGTGCCCCGGGCTCGGCCACATCGACCCAAGCCATCAGCGTGATTTCCGACACTGCTGCTTGCGTGACTGAAAGGCGGGCACTCATGCGGCGCACCGGATGACAGTCAGGGGCTGTTCAGAGTCCCCAGCCTCAATATGCCTTGCCTCAAAAGCTTGGATATCTGTCTGGCGATAGCGCACGTGCCGACCAATTCGCATGAACTGTGGCCCCCGGCCCTCGGCGCGCCAGCGTTCCAGTGTGCGCGGCGCAATATTCCAGCGCCGGGACAAGAGCTTCGTGCTCAGTAGGGTTTGGTCTTGATCCATGGCGGTCCTCATCGAGTTGATGAGAGCAACTTGCCAAACCCTTGGGTTGGAGGTCGTGGCATGAATGGTCGGTGCCAGAAATTAATTTTTGTAGGAAAATCAACTTA